TGATATATATCCATAAAAGATTCTAATATAACAGGAGGTTCTCCCTCTGTAGCAGACTGAAAGTCTGCAACAATATCATCTTCATAATCTTGTAATGATCCCAGAATATATCCTAATTCGGTTATAGTATCGGCCATGAAATTCATTAGATATATCTTATAAAATTCATAGGCATATACTGCTGCGATCAATCCTAATAGCTGTTTTAAGTTATTTGTTCTATCCGTGAAATCCGCAGGAGCGGGAGGCAGTACTTCTTCCGGCTCAAACCAATCGCTGAAATTTTCAAAACAGAAAATAACTGCTTCAGCTTCTTCATTGGTACCTATGATAAATCCTTCATCATCAACATAGAATTTTCCGCCAAATACATCGTAGAAGATACTTGAAGAAATAAGTGATAGTTCGGCTTCGCTTTTAGAAACTTCCTTCATTGGATAAGTTTTATCGTTAAAAACCGTAAATATTCTTATCGGATAGAAATCAGGATCATTTACCGAAACGAGATCGTTATATTCTTCGATGCTAAGTCTTGTAGCGAATTTTTGTGCATGATGGATAAATCCTGCCTGTATAAGCATTGTAACAATACGTTTCAAGGCTTTCCTAGCAAGCAGTTCCTCCAGTTCGTCAATAAGATATTTTGCTTCTAATATATCAGCTATAACAGACATCGCATCTCCAGACGGATCTAAGGGGCCTGTAAGGCCCCCTGATCGTTTGTGTTAATTAGTGATTAGTTATCGGCTTATTATAAACCGCCACCTTGATAATCACGAGGATCGCCAACGAATTTGATCAATGCGTGAGCTTCCGGCATAGTAATCTCAAGTCCTGCCTCAGTAAGAATCTGATCGATTCTTCCGTCATAGCCAGGATCCTGAACATTGGTTGTAATAAAGGTATCACGGGAGATCCCGTTACCTTTAAGAGGTCGCCAGTTAACATAGTTAAGATCAACTATGAACGCATGATTTTTCCATTGGTTCCTTAACAACGGATGTTCAATGAACTTCAAGTCACCGAAAGGTGTCTTGATAAGTGCGAAATTAAATCCGAACTTCTGAGATTGAACCATCTGTAGATTCATTTGTGCAAACGGTGCTGCTCCCCATCCTGCATCAACTGTATTACCTAAGAAACTGGAACCGATTCCATTCTTAGAGAACCAGCCAATAATGTCTCTGGACGCGATAACAACCTTACTTCCTGTAACGCCTGATTCCGGTGCAAAGAAATCCTGAGTAAAGTCGACAAAGTCGTTGTACCCAGATGCGTTATAGTCAAAGGATATGTTATATCCATAACATTGCAGATAAGGAATAATACCCCATGTGAATCTTTCCTTGCCAAGGTTGGTCTGATTAGGCTGTCCTGTGGTTTGTCTTACGTGTCCGACGTTAAACATGACGGAATGTTCGATGTCCATCTTGTGTTCTTTGAGTTTCTCCTTCCATGTACGGGCAAACTCATTTTTCACACCGCGAAGTTCAGTTGCCATAGAGGTTCCTGAGAACATAGGGCATGCTGTCTTAAAGATCTGAGCATAACCTTCGGCCATTGCAAGCTCATCTTTCCAGCTTCCGGGATAGCGTGAGCCTTCCGGGAATGCAGTTCCGATAACCTGTCCCTGATGTCCTTCGGTAACATCGATATCATCGATCAACCAAGTTCCATCTTCACTTGAAATATCAACCTTACCGGCTGCGGTAAGAATAAACAAGTGAGTTAACACCAGGTAGGTAATGTTGTTTGTTCTGTCGATGTAAAGAGCCTGAACTCTGGAATACAGAGTACCTGTGTGATCATCTCCGTTATTGACAACCTTGACATTCTCAAGTGCAATAATTTGATTTTCGACAAAAAATTCCGGTTGAGTGTAATTATCAGGATCAGCTTCAAATGAACCATAGGAGGTCATCTTTCCAAAGATATCATAATTACACTGTGTAGCAATAACTTTTCCTTCAACCGCAGATAAAGGAGGGTCTTCCCACCCTTGACTCAGGGCGATAATAGCTGCATCATCCGGTAAGTCCATTGCTACGAAGTTTCTACGTTGCCATTGGTGCCTCTGTTCCATCATCTTAAAGATTGGATCAGGGGTCGGTTTCTTTGCGATCTTTGCCAACATAGTGAAGAAAGGAGCCATCCGCGGCTCAAGCCTGATAACTTGGTCTTTAAGGTCATACGTCCTTCTGCTGTTATCCAGACTGATTGTGTTGCGTTCTGCTGGCGTACCTACTGTATCGTAAGTTCCGCCATACTGTTGGGAGATAACGTGTAAGTTATCATGTCCCGAGCTTTGAAGTGCCATTTTTCTTTACTCCTTGATCAAATAATACTTCGTTTAGTATCTTCGTCAATAATTTTGTTTAACAAACGTACTTCGTCAGGAACCTCTTTTGCTCCTTTAGCCGTATGCAGAGCCATAGGAAGAGGACTATTCTGAGCGTTTTTAATTTGTTGAAATTGTTGAGACGGCTTATTATCCGTAATAGCCATACCTTTTTTGATCTTAAATACCTGAACTAATTCTTCAAGGCTTAAGTTTTTCGGATCCTGCATGACCTTAATAAACTCAAGTGCTTCGTTATAATTGAATCCATATTCATTTTGCAATTTAGCTACTGCGGTATCATAGACCTGTTTAGTTTTTAAATTACCTTCCTGTTCTCTAAGTGCTCCGGCGAAATCCGTTGCCAATTTAGAGAGTTTATGATCTGATTGTTGAATTGCGATCCCCATAATTTCCTGTTGCCACTCTGCAAGTGATTCAAGATATTCCTGATGGTCGATCAGGTATTGTGCTGATTCAGATGAGGGATCACTCATTGCTTCTTGTCTACTGAAATTACCAGGTTTCTTTGGTTTCTCAGGACGTGCCGGAATTTCCAATCTTGGTTCTTCCGGTTCTTCCTTAGTAGGAAGAGGTGGAGGGTTCTGTAGCGTATTCATTAGCTGTTGATACTGCTGTTGTAACGCGTTAGTTTTTGCCTCTGCCTCTTTATACTTTCTTTCCAATTCCTCAACCCTTGGGTCGGGGATTGGTTCCTTGCTCTCTCCTTTTTCTTCAAGCAAATCTTCATCGACATCATCCGGTTCTTCTCCGGTATCCGGAACACCGAACTGTCCGCCGATTTTTTCCTCTATTGCTTGTCCAGGATCAATCTCTTTCATTTTTCCTCCTTTGAGTGATTAATCTATTTGATAACGTATTATACATATTCCATCTGCACCGGGAAAAGTATTAGGAGAATCACCGCCATGTGTTGCTCCCGACCCACTTCCTGTATTAGGAATAGTTGGAGTATTTAGATTATCTGCATTCCCGGCCTTACCGCCGCCGGCTCTTCCAGGAGCAGTTCTATTACCACCGCCGCCGCCAGCAAACCAGCCGCCGCCTTCGTCATAAATTTCTCCGGCACCCACGCGCTTCTTACCTATTTCACCATTTTCTAAACTCCATAAAGCATTCAGATCAAAACCCGTGCCACCTATTGCTGCTGTATGGCTAGGTCCCGATTGTCCTTCACCGGTAGCACCGCCGCCTCCACCACCTCTGGTTCCCCCTGAAATCTCAAAAAGAGTATCTGCTCCTTTATTTCCCAGTCCTTCGGTTTCTGTATCAGGTTGTAATCCTTCTCCGCCGCTTCTAGGAAGCTCGCTAAAGGGTCCCCCTGCTCCTCCTCCAGATCCTCCATCTAGGCCGTTTCCAGTAGGGGTAGAACTATATCTTCCTCCACCGCCACCGCCCAATGTTTCGGATACAATATTTTCTCCATCTAAAATTCTACTTGGATCACCATTATAACCTTGTCCATCAAGTGATCTGCCAGCTCCACCACCGCCGACAATTATATCAAAAGTTTTTTTAAGCATAGTAATGTTATCAGTTTTAAGTCCACCTGCGCCACCGCCTCCACATCCGCCGGTAGTGGTTTTCCCACCGCTGCCGCCACCTCCGACCAGAAGATAATCAACCTGAATGAACGGAGCATAAACATGAAAGAATCCACTCCCTTCAAAGATGTGATATCGATAACCTTCATGATCGATATAAGGTATCAAATCTCCTTTGAGATTACAAGAACGTGCCACTATCTCAGGCCATTCGGCTGGTTCTGAACTTCCTACTAATCCCAACCCTAATTTAAGTCTTGCGTTCATCACTTTTTCTTCCTCTTATCGATCTCGGCTTGAGTTCGTGCTTTTTCTCTTTCTTCCAGCTTAATTTTCTCAACCTCAAGTTGAGCGGCTTTAGCCGCGTTAGTAACCACATCGGATAATCTTGCTTTTGCTAATCCCTGGTCACGCTGCATATCTTTAGTAGTGGACTGAACATTAGCCATTTCTTTAGTTAGCGCATTATCTAATTTAGTATGGAATAATTCTCTTTCTCGTGTCTGCATATCTCCTTGCAGTTTACCAACTTGATCTTGAAGTTCTTGTACGGTTCTTTCAAGCTGTTCAATATAATCGATTCTTTGTAGAACACCTTCAATATCGAATATCTCGGTTTTCTTAAGTACTTCAACACGATCTATAAGTCCTTCTTTATATGCTTCGATATAGAAGGCAAGTTGTGCAGCACGATTAGACGGCAGCATAGAGCCACCTTGTACATATACATCATATCTTCCTATAGCGACATTATTTTCTATTGTTCCGGTAAATACTCCTGCATCATCGTAGAGTCTCCTGTTAATAGCGTATTCAGTCAGAGAGTTATTAGGAGAGAGTATCCTAAATATTTTCTCAGAGACATAAAATGTTTGAACATAGGACAAGACTATTTCACATAACCGTTCCAGTCCTCTTTCGATAGTTTCCATCTTCGGTTTAATTCTTCTTTGTCCGAATTCATCGAGCATCATAATACCGCGTGCAGTATCCGGTGCATTGTTATTAGACCCCATCATAGCTTCGAACAAACCAAACTGATATTCGATATCGTCTTTACCTTGCTGGATATTAGTATAGAGTTCATTAGGCAATGGCAATGGCTGAACAGGTTGTGGTATTCCTTCGGAGAAATCTGCTTCGATGATAGCAGATGGTTGTGCCCATTGTTGCCGTATCAATTCTACATTAGATCCTGTAGGCACAATGACCTTAACATTTGTAGCAGCCGTAGTATGTGCTATTAAAAGCGACTTCATTTTATTAATAAATCTTTGCTGATCTTTAACCAGAGACACATCGCTTATAGGATATGGACTTCCTGTGTGTCTGTTCATGATACAGACTATAGGATATTCAGTACACGGCAAGACTCTTTTGTATAGGAGCTTATCGCCTACAACTACGTGCATAACGATTCTTTGTAACGGGACAGATACGATCTCTATAAGCTCATCAGAGTTCTCATAAATATCACGCAGGTTAGTTTTGATAACTGTAGGTTCAGTTGGAGGCATAATATTTTGAGCAATCATCATTTCAGCTACTTGCGGATCCTGTTCTGCGGCTTGTAACATCTGTTCGTATTCTTGCTGTTGCTGTTGGTATTCTTGTAAAAGTTGCTGTGTTGTTTTAGCGGCTTCATTCTCTTCGGTATAGATCTCATCATTAATGATCCATGCAGGTCTTTGCATATATTCTTCAATACCGTCTTCATCGGTTTCTATTTCTCTATGCGACCATCTTTCAAATATCCTGAACTGTTTTATCCATATCTTGTCATATCTTTCATAGCCACGGATATATTCATCATCTTCTTCATGCAGTTGGTTATACGAACCTTCAAATACCGGCTCTACAACTCCAGTAACTGCGTCTGTATGTATTTCATCAGTGATTAAATCACCTGTAGCATCTTTGATTTTCGTAAAGTATTGAGGATAGATATTAAGTAATTGTCGTTTTGTATAAGTACGGGACACCATCATATATGCTGCATCTTCACAGGAATCTTCTCTGGAGTCAGGATCGATATAAACAGACAAGGGGTTTATATGTTTAACCTTAACTTCCCCTCTTCCTCCGTCTGCCGTAACATCGACATAAGCTATCATACATCCCATGCCTTTAACGACATAATCTTCGACGAGTCTAGCCAGCTGTCTTTTTCCATCTGATACTCTCCAGATATATTCTAAAAGTCCGTTAAGTGCGATAGCTATTTGATTGTCACTATCTTCAACCGGGACGACTCTGAAGGTGGGATTATTTGCTGTAAGGACTGCCTTTGCAAGTTCAACTGCTGGATCTATTCTGTTAATTACGAGAGGGAGTTGACCACGGGTTCTTAATATAGCGTCTTGTTCCGCAGTCCATTGTTTTCCAAATCTGAATTCTTCGTCTTCTCTGGCACGCTCAGCCCAGGCATGCCTCTTATCGTTGTTCAATAATTCAAAAAGTTCTATGGTATCAGTAACCATTTCTTCAGCAGTCATCTTCAACACTGACGGTGTTTCCATATCAACTCCTATTCTGTGGACATTATAAAATTTATAATACCCAGCCGTCAATAAATATTTTATCTTTTTTATCTTTTGTCTCAATTACCGTAGCGTGAGACACTGGTGCTTTTGCGAAATTAACAGCTAGCCAAAGTGCGTCTGGGATATCATCGTGACTGCCTTTGGGGAATGCTTTGAATTCTAAAGTTGCTTGGATATCTCCGGGTCTGAAGAATATCTTATGTTTAGCGAATAGTGGAACGAGTGACAGGAGTCTCTCCGACTTAGCAGTTTTATGTGTTATTTTACGTTCAATACCGGGGATATAGAATCCTTCTTCCTGCATCTTTCTACGTACATGGGCACGGCATGCTTCCTGGTATGCAATAGATTCTATAAATACTCCGTTATGTTTCCATTTCTTATATTCTTCAAGTATCATATCAGGATGTTTAGCCGGATCTGATTTAGATCTGATAATATCGAGGACATAGATATTGAATTGTCTATCTACGCCTATAGTAAGCATTACAGTAAAGTCTGCGCTTACCGACATTGATGATGCAAGGTCTACCCCCATATAAGTATTCAGAGGGATATATCTTTTTTCATCTACGAGGTGCCATCTGCCACCTAGTCGTTTAACTTCGTTTGAATAGGTTCTGAAATATTCTGGTTTAAACGGAGCTTCTTCAGGAGCTTGAGGTTGGTTCATGTATTCCTGGTACCATGCTGACAAATTACCCAGAGCTTCATATTCTTGTCTTGATGCAAGGATCTTATCCATTGGGAATTTCTCAGGCCATGACGATTCACCTTTATCGTTAATAAGGTTTTCCCAGATGATCCTCCATCTTGAATTAGGTTGTTCAGCTGCATGTTTACAGTGCATAAGGAAACAATCTTCAGAGATAATAGTTCCGATACAGAGAAGTTTTGATACTCCTTCGGTTGCGAGACAGGGCATTACAGCGGCTGTAACCCATTCTCTATTTGCGGCACGTCCTTCATCTGTCTTAGCGTTATGTTCGGATTCTATATCGTCAAGGATGAAGATATTAACGCGGTTATCTTGTTCGATAGCACCACGTATTTTTTGTCCTGTACCGCGCACCATTATCCTGAATCCGTTTCTAAGTATTATATCATCTTCTCTCCATCTTCTTGCGGTTTTCTCTCCCCAGAACCCGTAGTATTTTCTTATATGAAGGTTATATTCCAGCGCGTTCTTAATACGTGAAAGGAAGTTTACAGCCTGATCTCTTGACTCCGAGCATATGATAACGAACAGTGGTTCTTTCGATGTCAGCATAAGCCACAGGGGGAAGATGAATGACATCAGAGAGCTTTTCGCGAATCCTCTTGGCAAGACTGTGGCTAGCCGTTCTACGCTGGGATCCATTAATGCGTCATAAACATCGAGATGTATTTCCGGTGTTGCCTGTTTAAGTGTACTTGAGCAGCATATCTCCGCAAATGCGAGAACTGACATCTCCATTGCGAGTTTGAATACTTCCTCTTCAGACAGGTAAGGGAATTCTTCTTCGAGTTTATTTATCAGGTCGGCTGTTTGGATCATTTAGCATTTACAATAATTTCTTCTTTAGCTAATTTTCTTAATCTCAGTTCGTCTTTAAGGTCTTGTATTCTTCCGGCATCTTTAGCTTTCACGTTAGCTTCTATAGCTTCGACTTTTCTTGTAGTAGTTTGAGTACCTTTCATCTGTAGCATTTCAGCGAATTCTCTTACGACTTCCAGCATCATCTTCAGATTAGGTTTTGCTTTTTCATCATCGCCTTCTGCGAGTTGTAATACTGTGAGATATTTCTTAACTACATAATCTTCATCTACAGAATTTTCATTCAATACTTTTCTTAATTCATCTGTAACCATTTCTGCACACTCCTCAGTTAGAGAAAACTTTCTTATTTTAACCGCAGCACCCGAATCTGAATCGAGTCCCAGCATATTAATTATTTCCTGTCTATCCAGTCCTCTTGACATCATATGTGCGACCATTCTTTTAAGTGCTGGCGACCATATGATCTTATTCCCGTTGACAAGGTCTGTGTGAATCTTATTCTCTGGGAGAACGTTCATAGTACTTTTCTCAGGATGTCTCAGGTTAAGAGTAAATCTTCCGAACCATGTCTTATATGCTCTTACGTGTCTGTTATATACGTTACGTACATCGACAACTTCAAGAACGCAACTATCGTCAGAAAGAACTAACATGTTCTGAGTAAAGTTATCTGGTTCAACTTCTTTCCAATATACATACTTCATTTTCTTTTTATCTGCCTGTTCTTTTGAATAGACAGGATGAACTATAAGTTCTCCATTCCTATGTAAAACATTCCTTGAGATCAACATAAACTTAATATACGCATAATGCGTTTAATGTCAATAAAAAATAGTCAATACTCCGAAACCCTTTATTTGTATATGAGAGTATATATAAAATATATATACTCGAATACCTTCTTCGAATTATATAAGATCTAGAATATATATTGTATCGTCGATATTCAATAACGTTTGATCCACCCCTCTGGGGTGGATCTAACACTATAGTTATAGAATTAGTTATAGAATTAGGCTAACAGAATTCTTCGTTATAGAATAAGGGCTAACAGGATTATATAATGAATTATCGTAGTAACGTCGTAGAGATGCGTATAGCTTCATAAAAATTTTTTATAGTATGATATGTATCCCTTTGTGAGATCTGTCTGTAGAATGTTGTTTTGGTTGGTAGAATTTGATTTTATCTGGGGGTTGTACCAGGTAATTGAAAATATGTTATACTTTGTGTAAAGGGGTATATATATGTCTGCGACCCCGTCCTTTTAGATTGACCAATGACATCCCAAGTTGACGAAAATGGGTTTCGTCGTTGGCAAAAGTGATAGCCAGCACGTCTCAGGCTGGCGAGGAGGAACAATGAGACAACGAGTTAAGGACTGGATTGCCAGTATAGAATGGGTGGTTTCGGCCATCATACTCTTCTGGCTGTGTGTAGGTACCATACGCCTTGGCGTGTGGCTGTTGGAACTTATCTTCCCGATAGGGGGATAAGATGAAAGAACAAACTGGGGACAGATACGATTGCCCGATCTGTCATGAGACAAGTATGGTTCACGAATACCAGCAAGTGGACCGTATTGTAACACTATCCTATCTTTGCCACTCATGTGGTAAAGAGTGGGATACATTCGCGGCGTTTGCCGTGAGTGTTGCAGATAGAAGAAACAAATAACGAACAGTAACAACTCTCATGCCAGCAAATACAATCACAGCTGGTGTGATACAAGTAACCAAGCCATAGGAGGATATCATGGCACAAGCAAAAGGAACAATCAAGACTCACGTTGAGGATTTAACTCAACCATTACCGCGAACATTTAACCCAAAGACAGGAGCACCTAACCCTCAGAAATTCAAATGGACTGAGGCAGAGGAAGGTCTTTCTCCCGATGTAGAGTTTGACCTTAGTGAATATAACCCAGAGACGGAGAAGGTAGTGGTCATTATCGACCATGCGGAAGACGCTGCTGTCTTTCAGAAGACCAATCCGCAATTCAAAGTTCGTACTACGAAGTTCGGATGGACGTTCTGGCATGGAGGACCAGATGTCGTAGAACTAAAGCCTCTAAGAGGCATTAAACGTTAACGTGTTCGGAGGTGTGTCGAAAGATGCACCTCCTTTTCTTTCTCTTTTTTAAAAGCCTTATACAAGTAACGAATACGAAATATCCACTGCGTGGCTCCCTATAGTGTAGTTACGATAGTACGCAGTCGTAGCCAAGTACGAATTCGTTTACGAATAGTTACGCCGTTAGTTTCCGTGTTGAGTGCACGACGTCATAACGAAGTATGTAACGTTTGTAACCATTAGTATAGTACACGTAGGTGAAGAGATACACGTGCACATATGCGTATAAAATAACATATCAAGAAAGGAGACGAAACAATGAAAGCACAAGACGCTAAGCCAGGAATAGTTTATATACGTGAAGTATCACGAAAAGTTGCAGGATTCGATCCCCGAACAGGACAACCACTAACACGATTTCGTTGGGAAGCCGCAGTTGAAGGAACCCCGAACAGTGAATTAAACTTCGATGTAGTAGAAGAAGGTAATATCATACAAGCGTACACCGTTAACGAAGCCGATGCAGTGAAATTCTGCAAAAAGAATCCGTCGATGTCTTACGCGAAAGCAAAGACAGTAGATGGGTATCAGATATTCCAGCAGACTCCAGTTCCAGAGAAGAAAACTCTGCTGAAATAACCTTCGAACACGTTTCGGGAATGGATTACGACCCGTATGTATCTCCGTAGTCCATTTCCGTTTTTTGATAGATATTGACAAGTAATGAATAAGGGGGGGATAACGACGAATTGCAGGATCAAAGTGCACGGCTAAGTCGCCCCTCTTTTTATAACAATGCCCAGAGTGGCGGATGTGTACGCTAAAGCATGATAATGCTCTGAAGGGTGACATGGGATGCTATATGCAAGTTGTATATACAGACATTTACCGATTCCCTCAACCATTATATGTGGAAGAGACAGTAATCCCGAAGCTTCCGAGTCTCTAAACGGGTTCGAATCCTGTCTTGGGGCACAATTTAAGGAGGTAACCAATATGGTTAAGATAAAATATGACATTCCACAAGTTCGGAATAGGAGCTTTCAAGAGGTTGACCAGGGATATTTTACTGGAAGAATCCTGAGTCAAGTGGGATTGTGGCTTAAGTCTGGACATAACATTGTCTCCATGGAATCATTTGGAACTATTTATAGAATAGATAAAGAAATCAAGGATCATTTGGTTTGTGATTATGTTCCGGTGGAAGTGGAGATAACTGTTGTTGATGTTCGGAAACAAAAAAAAGGCTAAGGCCAAACACTGAAGAGAAACTGTAAACAATGTCCAGGGTGGCGGAACTTTAAGACGCAGAGATGTCCTATGTATTTAGGAGAGAAGGTCGGATGAGATGGTGTGAAGTCGGCAGACCGTTAATCGGCACCACAATACGGCGTGCATGGGTGAAAGTCCTATGCCCCTGGGCATAATATTTGAGGAAGAGAAAATGAAAGCTTTAAAAATAATGAAATCACCAACATTGTATTATATCTTCACTTATGTTGGGCACGCGGAGAAACTGTATAAGGATATTAAAGGTCTGATGAGAGAACAATTGAGTAGTATATCTGTTATGGGAGAAGAAAATACCACCATAATGATAACCTATAAGTATCATGGAGATATGACACGATGTGAAGAAGTTCGCCAAGGCCAAATAATAGCATGTACTGAGAATTCGCTGGAAGTATATAGCCCAGCTGAGTACAGACTGGCGTTTCAGGAATATGAAAACGAAGAGGACAAAAGTCCTTTAAACATAGCTAAGGAAAGAAGGAAGTATTTAGAAAAAGGAAGTCAGATATATAGCACAGGATGTTTTCTGATATGGAACCGCAACACTTTTGAATTGGTATCCCTGGAAGAAGCCAGCTATATCGATGGCAAGAAGGTTTTCTTTGATGATGATAATGTAACCTCTACTGGAGAGCCAAGACCATATATAAAAGTTTAGGAAACAGAAAAATGAATTAACAATAGTGCCCAGAGTGGCGGAGGTCTTTATCGTTTTCTTGCTGATCACAAGAAGACGAGGGTGGAAACGCACGCTGACGAGTGTATTACGGGTTCGAATCCCGTCTCTGGGCACCAATTTGGAGGAGCAAGAATGAAAACATATAATAAACGCATTACGAAATGCGAAGAATGCCCTAATTTTTATGAGGCAACAGACGCAACTGGCTATTTTGAGACAGAATATTTTTGTACTAAACTCAGTACAAAGGGAACTCCATTAGAAAAGAGGCAATCTTATGTATCTGTTAGTCCAAATAAGATACCACAAAATTGTCCATTACAAGAGTTCAAGAAGATGAAATGAACGCAATAATTTATAACGACAAAGTCTGGATTGAAATTAACAAACCAAGATAAGAAAAAGGATAGAAGGAGAATAACATGAGTAAAATAACAGAAGAATTAGACACAAGTTTTCAACCTTTAGAAACAAAAGATTATACAGAAGAAATGGTACGTGAACAGGAAAAATATCGTGAACGGAAATATAAATGTATCTTCTGTAGTGCACTAATGAGATTAGTAACAACAGACCATCCTACTGACAGATGTATCGTAATAGAATTTCATTGGTGCAAGCAATGTGGCACATTATTAGAGATAGAGATCCCTAACCATATAGGATACAAGGACTCTAAACGTTACATTGGTAAGATATGGGATATTCCGTATAGTTAAGGAGCTATAATGTACAAAACGCTAAACAAAAAGGTCTTAAGGAGGATCGGAATGTATAGAATAATTACTAAAACTGTCACCGCAGGAATGGTAATCAAATGGGAGAGATTAACGGAAGAAGAATTACTGGTTTTACTGACGAAAACAGCATTCCATCTGAATTTGTTTACATTACCAGAAGGTGCGACACTAAAGAAGACTTCGGAAGGATTGGAGATATTCTTTACAGACAATCCTGAGTCAGATTTTATTGTAAAACCAGGGCATTGTTTAATAATATTAGATGAGTATGAAGGACTATTAGATACGGAAAAGGACTTTGACAAGATTGAGTGGGATACTATACCGGATATATTATACGGAGAAAAATAACTCCGGAGATCTTATGGTAATAATACAAGCATCAATAAAAAAGACAATTCAATTAGCTAAAGAGAAGATGAAGAAGAAAGACAATGACTGGAATATTGAAGTTAATTCTCAAAAAGCTAAAGACATTCTTATAGAAGCCGGAATACCAGCTAATAAGATATCCATGATAAACTATGACAAAATCCTAAGGAGGAAAAATGGGAGCGTCATTTGATACACATATGATAGTCGCTAAGACACATAAAGAACTGCGAGAAAAGTATAATGAACATCTTGATAATTTAGAATATGAATACGGTCATCAAGGTTATTCAGGCACTCTGAAAGAGTGCGGTGGCCTGGTAATAAAAGAAAGAACTTTCGATACTGAAGAAGAAGCAGTTAAATACATCGAAGATACACATCAAAAATGGAACGCGGCAATAGCCGTTAGATTAACAGGTACTGATATATATATTATCGGTGGCTGGTGTTCAATATAACAAGGAGGAAAACATGGAAACTTATCTTACCGTTATTAGATATCTTAACTCTATTTTGCTAATAGTGCTCGTATTGTACTTGTTTCAATTAAAAGCAAAGTATCGCCGTGCAATAACCTTTATGAAAACTATGTTTAATCTGGACTATGAACAGGTCGATAAATCAATGAAAAAACTTCGTAACCATCCTTATCTAAAAGCACTTCGTAAAAATATATCGTGTTATAAAAAAGGCAATGTTATTAGTATTGAATTACGACAAAAACCTGGAAGAAAAGTCTCAGAAATACTAAAGGAACAAGAAGATCATGAAAGAGAAAATAACGATAGTGTTTGATAGGTATGATGAAACTGATAGAAGTACTTATCCTGAAACTGACGATCTGTATTTAGTGTTATTGATCTCAGATGATGGAAATGATCTGCATATGGCAGTAGATACATTTACAACAAGAGGATGGCAAATCTATAATGGAATCGAAGAAGTTCTGGGTTATGCTCCAACGAAAGTCGGTAAAATGCCGGCAAGGATATTATTCACATGAAACCAATAAGAATAGACTTAAGAGATTTAAATATCGTTGTTAAGAGGTACTATATCCTTGACAAGGCTATTTCTATATCAGATCCTATAGAATTCTGTAAGATATTCTCTTGTACAAATGACTTCATAAAAGAATTCGGTATCGAACCATCAGAAGCATGTGACTATAACATATTCGATGTCGGTTTCTATGAAATTATGTTTAAGAAATATATTGACGACAGTAATACGATATACTTCACTGTTAAAAATCCTGAGACGCTTCAATTTGATATCTACTATGTAGCATCTTATATATAGGAGAATATATGCCTGAAGAATTCGCAGTAAAAGATAAGAATTCCGGAACTATACTCTATATAGGTACTTATGAAAAGTGTCTGGAAATGATTAAAGATAACAGTCTCGAAGACTGTATAATAATACCAGTATAACAATCGGCAAGGAATAACGGGAATTATCAACATTGTCGCAGCATTACTCAACGCGGAGTCTTGTCTGTGAACAGTCACTGATAATCGAGTCAATCCGTATTATCTAAGGTGGGAGGCTGGAGTATTCACTATATACTCACACCTGATCGAGCATGAGGTCAGATTATTTTCTTTATTATATTATACAAGATCATAACAAAAGACTGGGCATCGAGGATCAGAAAAATGTTTATGTATTTGAATACTGAATCAAGATAATTGAATACGGAAAAGGTGGGTGGATTTTTCT